GAGAGAAGGCTGTCAATGTCTTCAGGCGCTGCGGGTAGAGGAAACAGCCTTCTCTCGGCCTGGCGAATCGCAAGATTGGCTTTTTCTGTAATTGCCGCCCATTGCTCAAGATAGTCCTCCGCCGTGCGGTCGAGTTCGTTAATATCCGCAGCAGCTTTAGCCCTGATTGCCGTTGCCTGTTTCAGTAAATCCGCCTCTCGCTCTTCCACGCTGGGTTCGGGCGGCTTGACAATTTCCTCTTTTTTCTCCGGGGGCTTGATCTTGAGTTCATCCAGTTCCCGCTGAAGGGCTGCGGCCTCCATCTTGGCCTTGGTCATCTCCTTCTCGGCCTCGGCGTGAGATTTCTCCGCAGTCTCCTGATCTTTGAACCGAAAAGTCGGCTCCTTCTTCTCAGGAGGTTTTTCTTCCTCGCCCTCGCCCTTTTCGGGAGGCTTCTCTTCTTCCCCGGCAACCGGAGTTTCTTCTTTTTCAGGTTCCTCGTTCGGGTGTCCACCCATCAGCATATCGCCGGTGACCTCACGGCGATTATCCAACTCGTCCGCCAGAGTCTCTTCCCCAGGCTTCGGGCCGGTGATGATCTCTTCCTGTAGCGTTGCGCCTGTTGGCATGGTTCTTGCTCCGCTCCACGCCGGTTATCCTTGCGGGCCGGCAGGTTGTTTCTATGCCGAGGGTGTTATCCCGTATGGGGCACCCTAAGTCTCCTTTTCAATAAGGCTGGCCAGTTGCGGTCCTAAGACCCTCATGGCCTGCCGTTCCCTCAAAAGGGGTAATACTTCCAAAATATTACGAATTTCGCCGATAGAAGCCTCCAGGGTCTGGCAAATCCCTTTCGGGTCGGTTGCAGCCAATTCCTCCAACCGAGCGGTATATTGCTTTAAAAAAACTTTCAAGACAGCATTATTCTGGTGGAGAGCCACCGCCATGTCCGAGGCATCCAATAGACTCCGGGTAAACCGCTCCTGAACCTGACCCTTGCGCTGATCCGGCTTAAATTCTACGGGTCGCCCCGTCCTGATGTCAGTCTGCACGCCACCTCGCAACATTTATTGCATCCCTCCCGGCATTTCCGTCGGTTGCGCGGGTGCTCCGCCACCTTCACCCGGTGGTTGCGCCGCTACCGCCCCGGCTTGAGCATCGAACATACCAGCTTGTGCCACATGCCGGTCGCCTTCTGCGCCGACCTCGTGGGCCTCAGCTCCAGCCTTGGCAGCTTCACCAGCTTCTTTCTGCTTCTGCGCCTCAATCTGAGCTTCCTGTTGGGCCTGCTGCTTGGCATCAATCTGTTTGGCCTCTTCTTCGGTTACTACAATGCCCTCATCCTCCAGGTTGGCCCGCTTTTCTATGGCTTTGATAATTCCATAGGGCTTCATATAGACTCCAAAGACCTTACCTAAACCGTTAGGATCACAGAGCGGCAAGACTAATTTACCGATAGTATTGATCACTTCCTGGTTTTGAAGAACCGTAGAGGCTCCACTGATCCTGAAACTCCCACTAGTCAAACTGGGAAGACGAAGGCCGGTAGCGGAGCTATCTCGATACTTGTCAGCCACCTCCGACCCCATCCATTTCGCTAATTCATCATAGGTGAGATTGATCCTGACCGTCTCGTACAGAGCTTCGATGGCACTCAAGGCCCCGTCATCCAAGTTGCCACCCACCAAGCTCATCACGGTATTGGATTGCTGTAGGTTCTGTGCCGACTCCCGAGCGGTTACTTCGGCCCGATAATCCGGGAGGCCCTGCTGGGCGTAGGTCACTGGTCCGCCGGTTTGAAAAGTCTGATCGCCGAATTTGAGATTCGCCAGGATATCACCTGTGATGCTCTTGCGGTCCACCACCCGAATCGCCATATTTCCCTGTTGAGTTCCCCGAACGAGGTAGAGCTTACCAGGGTAGTCGGTCAAGTCCTCGGGGTCCACCATACTGGAAGTGTCAATCTCTTTCTGAGGATTGACCGTCCAGTTGAGGTTGTCGATATACAGGGCAAACAGGTTGCACATGGCGTACCACAGGCTCTTGAGGCCGGTGAGCAGGGAACGGCCATCGTGACGGAGCAGGTGCGGCAGGGGGCTAAAGCTGGTTCCAGGCCAGCGCAGAGTTGGGTAAGGGCTAATCTTGGGGAGTTTAACCACCCGGTCAGCCACTACCCAATAAGTAGAATTGGGTAGAAGCTCTTCGCCCCGTCGGCTAAGGATGGTGCCGTAGAACTCGGAGGTCAGAACCTTGGTGCGAAAGGATGATTGCTGGTAGAGCATATCCCGGCGCCGTTTCAGTTCGCTGGGATCGATATTGGCATCGGCTGAGGGGTTGCCCCATTGCCCGCCAGGCCCACAATCCTGGAGGTTCTGAAGTATCCCGGCTCCCTCCATCTTCTTCAAATCGGAGTAGTCCAGCCATTCTTGGTGAATCCAATACATACCCGACTGGGGCTGACGGCTGAGAGAATCGGGGTCGCGGTGTATCTTCCAGGGTTCGATCAAGTCCCAATAAGGTCCTTGACCAGAGCGCCACATGGGAATCATCTCCATGCTCTGACCCACCGCCGCCCCCATCTGGGTGGCGTCCAGAAAATTAATCGGGAAGTTGGAGAAGGATTTGGACATCATCAGAGACATCAGTTTGCGAATAAATTCCGCATCGACTTTGTTTTGCTCGTTCTCGATACTTAAAAACTGCGGGTCAAAAGCCTTGCTGATAACCGCCAGGAAAGCCATGACGTAAATATTCGGCTTGGGTAGGATCGCCCGGCTCTGCCACTCCTCCTTGAAGTTGTAATTCAACGGCTCTTTCTCGTTAAAAACATCCCAGCACTCCGCCTGTTCATCCCGAATATCTTTCATGGAATCCCGGGACTCCTTCACACAAGCATTTAGATAGGCGACAAAATGGGCCTCATCCTCCCCGGCGTAAGCCTGGGTGGCTTCCTCTCTTTCCGCCAATTCCTTGTCATCCATCTCTGGCTTGGCGCTCTCCATCTCCAGCTTGTTGCGAGAGCGTTGCACCTCGGCGGTTGGATCTTCAGGAACGGTAATTGCCATGGAGGTCCTTAAAATTTCTTTTTGGTCAGATGCCCCGTGTTGGTCTTCTTCACCGGCAGACCTTTTTCCTTGGTTGCCGCAAAGTCGTGGAGCTGCTCATGGGTCATGCTTTTGGCCATTTCTGCGGAAGCGGAACCCGGCTTTGCCTTGATCTTGCCTTCCTTCACCGCTTCAGCAATACCAGCCGCCTGCCTTTGCTTCTTGCTTTCTGCTGGCATACCGCCTCCTTAATGCTGGGTCATTTGATTACAGACCACACATGGAACACACACAGCATCTATGATGGCTGCCTGGGTTAAGCAGTCCTCATACTGAGGACAATCCCGGCGTTCCGTCAGACGATGCCCTTGAAGAAAGTCTCGGGGAAGTATGCTCGGACTGCGATGTTCATGCCCACCGCAAATTACGCAGCGGCCATTGGGATAAAGTTGCCGGTCAGTAGCGAATAATTGTGCGCCCATTTTCTTGTTTTATTACCTCTCCTAAAGGATTATTCTTGGCGGCAGCCATTGCCGTCCAGAACTCATCGTCACCCACCAGCGAATGGGTCACGCAGGCTGTCTCGCCGTGGTCCAATTTAGCAAGGTCACCATCCCAGCCCTTCTCCGGAAACACCATCTGACCAGTGAGCGTGTTGCGAAACGCCTGGCGCCCAATCTTGTTGCCTTCCCGGTCCTTGCCTTCAAAAGACTGGACTTCAACCCAGCGTTTCCATCCGGGGGTCTCCACCTTGATCGCCATCGGCCTACACGCCTCCCCTGGCAGCCAGTCCAGTTGACCCGTAACTTTTAGCCCGGTTCCGCATCTTGGTGGTCACCTGCTTCATTGCTCCCTTGCTCACCCGTACAATTTGGCTTCCCAGCAGCACACACACGGAATTAGCCCAAGCGTCCATGACATGGCTGATCTCGTCCTTCACGGGTTCTGTTCCCACAATATTGCCCGAGTTGTCGATCTTAAAATGCCAAGCTCCGTTTAAGCCTTTATCCAGCAGATGGTTGCTGGCCGACAAATAAATCATCGGGTCATTGTTCTGGTTGGAATGTACCAGCCAATAATTGAAGCTGCGCTCAATCTCCCGCCAGGTGACAGGTCCACCCTCAAAACGAGGTTTATAGACTCCATGACCGAACTGAGAGAAGAACTTCTCCACATCCTCAGAGGATTTGTGGTTGATGTTTCCCTGGTCGGGGGTCGCCATGGTTCGGTCCCCGCCGATCCGCCAGGACCGCCACTTGTCTTTCCATTT